CTTCAATAATTGATACTGCTAACCCAGGCGGAACCAACTATGATACGCTGGCTATTCAATACGAAAATTTAAATACAGCAGGTGTAATCACCTCTAATATATCTTACTATCGTTAATTCATGTTTAACCTATCTCCTGATGAGAGATTAACTGCTTGGTCTCAACACCGACAGGATCTCGATTCATCCAAATCTCCTCTAACTGACCTAATTGAATTTTGGAACAAGAGTCCCTACGTTCCCTACAATCGGCAAGTTGATCCATATCATCAACGCAGTTGGCCTACTCCTTGGGAAATCATTGTGGAAAACAAATATGATGATTTTACCAAAGCTCTAATGATGAGCTGGACACTGAAATTAACTACTAGGTTTAAGGACAGTAAAATTGAGATAAAAACATACGTAGACACAGAGGGAAAAAGACAGTATAATCTAGTGTTAGTTGATGAAGAAAATGTGATTAACTACGATGATAATGGACTGATAAATGCGGAAGATATTCCGGATTCATTTCGACTAGAAAACCTAGTTGAAGTAACCAGACCTAGGTAAATATCACTCTAGTTAGAAAAAATAAAAATAATAGTAGGTATACAATGATACAAGTCGTTAAACGCAGTGGAACTCGCGTTCCATTAGATATAAGCAAGATACAAAGACAGGTTGCGTTTGGCTGTTATGGTGTAGATGGTGTAAGTCCATCAATGATCGAAATCAAAGCACAGTTAGAATTCCATGATGGTATGACTACAGAGACTATTGATGCTCTGTTGTTAAAGGCCATGGTTGACTTAATTGATGAGTCTGAGAATCCGGAAATAAACAACGTTAACTATCAATATGTAGCAGGCAGACAAAAAGTCAGTATGTTGCGTAAGGAAGTGTATGGCAGTTATGAGCCTCCTAGTCTTTACAGTATTGTAAAGACAAACGTAGAACTAGGTATGTACACAGCCGATCTGCTTAAATGGTACACTGAAGAAGAATGGAATGTTATTGATCTCTTTATTGATCACAGCAAAGACGAAACCTATACCTATGCGGCTATTGCACAGCTAGCTGAAAAGTACCTTGTACAAAATCGTGCCACAGGCAAAATTTACGAAACACCTCAGGTTCGTTATGCTATTGCCGCAGCCACAGCATTTCACAACGAACCAACAGATAAAAGATTAAAATATGTTAAAGAGTATTACGAATGTGCCAGTGACGGGCATTTCACTCTTGCTACTCCTGTGTTGGCTGGTCTTGGAACTACTACAAAACAATTTAGTAGTTGCGTACTTATTAGCTCAGATGATACTTTGGATAGCATCTTCGCAGCCGGAGAAATGATGGCCAAGTATGCATCAAAACGAGCCGGAATCGGCCTTGAAATAGGCAGAATTAGGCCCGTAGGTGCACCAATTCGCAACGGAGAAATCAAACATACGGGTATGATACCATTCCTGAAGAAATGGTTTGCTGATCTACGTTCATGTTCTCAAGGTGGTATTCGCAATGCCAGTTGCACAGTTACATTCCCTGTCTGGCATGCTCAGTTTGAAGATCTAATTGTGTTAAAGAACAACCAAGGTGTGGAAGAAACTCGTGTACGTCAAATGGACTACAGTGTCGTAGTCAATAAGATGTTTTGGAATCGCTACAAAAACAATGAAATGATTACCTTGTTTGATCCACATGAAGTTCCGGACTTGTACCAAGCATATTATCGTGACTCAAAAGAATTTGAAAAACTGTACTTGAAATATGAACAAGATAAGAGTATTAAAAAGAAAGTGGTATCGGCAGATGAAATATTCAAAAACGGTATTCTTAAAGAACGCACTGATACTGGTCGAATCTATTTGGTTAATATTGACAATGTTATTAACCAAGGCCCATTTGACACCACTGTAGACCCCATCTACCAGTCTAATCTGTGCCAAGAAATTCTGTTACCCACACGACCTTTCCAACGCATTGAAGACGCAGAAGGACGCATTGCTCTTTGCACTCTAGGATCGATAAACTGGGGAGCACTTAAAAATCCTCAAGACATGCGTAAAGCCTGTCGAGTATTGGTTCGCAGTCTAAGTAACCTATTACAATATCAAGATTTCCTAAGTGTACAAAGTAAATTAGCCAACACAGACTTTGAACCTTTAGGTGTTGGAATTACTAATCTTGCCTACTGGCATGCTCGCCGTAATATCAAATACGGTGAAAAGGAAAGTCTTGCTGAAGTCAAACGCTGGATGGAACATCAAGCATATTACCTTACTGAAGCCAGTGTGGAATTGGCCCAAGAGCGTGGCCCATGTCTGCGTAGCGAACACACTTATTATGGTAAAGGAATATTTCCTTGGGAACGCCGTAACCCGGGCGTTGACGAACTAACAGACTTTACACCTAGTTTAGATTGGGAACCATTACGCAGCCGTATGAAACAATACGGGATCCGTAATGCTACACTAATGGCCGTGGCACCGGTTGAATCCAGCTCAGTTGTTTTAAACTCCACCAACGGAATTGAAATGCCGATGGAATTGATTTCTGTCAAAGAATCAAAAGCTGGATCGTTTGTACAGGTTGTGCCAGAGTACAAACGTCTTAAGAATCGTTATCAACTGATGTGGGATCAAACTGACTGTGTTGACTATCTAAAAACTGCCGCGGTGTTGGCAGCATACATTGATCAAAGCCTATCAACAAACACATTCTATAATCCTGCCCACTTTCAGGGAGCCAAAGTTCCCGGCACACTGATTGCTAAAAATCTAATGTTGGCATACAAGTGGGGAATTAAGACAATCTACTACAGTTTGATAAACAAAGTGGGGGCCAAGGCCAACTTTGCCAACACAGCATCCGCACCGCAAGTAAATGGCATTAATGGACACGCCATTAATGCCGCAGACAACATTGTTATCTATGATGACATTGAAGACTGCGAAGCCTGTAAATTATAAAGAGACACACTATGAGTAAACAACAATACGACTTGTCGAAACAAACAAATTATCTAAAACGTCATATGTTCCTGGATCCAGAGGGTCCTGTAACTGTGCAGAGATTTGAAGAAGTAAAATATCCACGCATTGCTAAGTTTGAAGAATTGGCCCGTGGATTCTTTTGGGTACCAGAAGAAATCTCATTAACCAAAGATAAAATAGATCATAAGGAAGCCAGTGATGCAGTTAAGCATATCTTTACTAGCAATTTACTTCGTCAGACTGCTTTGGATAGTATTCAAGGCCGTGCGCCAAATCAAGTTTTCTCGCCAGTTATAAGTATTCCGGAACTTGAAGCATTGGTCAGTAATTGGAGCTTCTTTGAAACTAATATCCACTCAAAAAGTTACAGTCATATCATAAGGAACGTGTATGGAGTACCTAAAGAAGAATTTAACAAAATTCACGACACAGCTGAAATTGTTGGTATGGCTGCTAACATTGGTCGTTACTATGAAGATCTTCACGTGCTCAATTGCCGCAAAGAAACTGGAGAACACATTGACACAATGGTTCACAAGCGATCCATATGGATGGCACTACACGCAAGCTATGCCTTGGAGGCTCTACGTTTCATGGTGAGTTTTGCCACCAGTTTGGCAATGGTTGAAAACAAAATCTATATTGGCAATGGCAACATTATCAGTTTGATTCTACAAGATGAACTGCTACACGCAGAATGGACAGCCTGGTTAATTAACAATGTAACCAAAGATGATCCAGATTTTGTTACACTGGAAACAGAATGTGCAGAAGAAGTTTACCAATTGTATTTGGAAGTAATAGGCGAAGAAAAAGCCTGGGCCGAATATCTATTCAGCCGTGGTGTAGTAATTGGTCTTAATGCTAACATTCTTAAAGACTTTGTAGATTATACTGCCTTTAACCGATTAAAAGAAATTGGCATCAAGTATTTAGAAGACCATCCTCGCCAAAGTCCTATTCCTTGGTTTAACAAACATGTAAATATCAACAAGAAGCAGACAGCACTACAGGAAAACGAAAGCACCAATTATGTAATCGGTGTTATGAGCGACACTGTAGAGTATGAAGAACTTCCTGATCTATAAGGATATAACATGGCAAAGATTGTTGAGGATGTATTAGTCATCAAATTTAGTAAAATTGTCAAAGACAATGAATCAGACGCATCTAGTATTGCTGGACCTGATGTTCAGGCAGCACTAGAGCAAGTGGCACAAGAACTAGTCGGCGATGCTGTAATCGTTGAAATAGAATCAGCCAAATAACTCACAGGGTCTTGCTTTAAGGCCCTGTTTCATTTAAAATAATCATAAAGGATAATAATATGCAGGCTATCGTATGGAGTAAAGATCCTTGCCCATTTTGCGACCGAGCAAAAAATCTATTAAAACTCAAGGGCATTGAATTTGAAGAACGTAATATCACAACAGGCAATTGGACTAAAGAACAACTAATGGAGTCTGTGCCGGGAGCTAGAACAGTTCCGCAGATCTTAATCAATGGTCAATTGATTGGCGGGTTCAATGAGCTACAACAGCATCTACAAAATGTAGAAGGCGGATTTGGTGATGGCCGCCTCTAACACCTACACTATAAATTATCCATCAGCTGGATCTACGGTCGCTACTGGCGGTCCATACACCTTTACTACAAATAACACAAGTCCGTGGATCACTACCGGCAGTGGTACCGGCATCGGTCAAAGCAGTTTAAAAGTCTTAGGTGATGCAGAATTCGAAGGCAATCTCAAAGTCAAGGGTCGAGACCTTGTTAAATTGTTAGACACAATAGAGGACAGATTTGCCATTATATCAGATCCAGATCCTAAAAAACTAGAAAAATTCAAAGCCCTTAAAAAGGCCTATGATCATTACAAACTAATGGAAAAATTAATCGGCGAGGAAGAATGAAAGTAAAATTAATTTCGTGTAGTAAACCCAGTAGACAACTGGTCAGTGAAGGTATCTACGAAGCACAAGACCTAATAGCGTTCTGTGCTAGAGTCAGTAATCCCAGTAATCAGTTAAACACAGAAACTAGTGAAAAACTTATTCGCTATCTTGTTAAACACAAACACTGGTCGCCGTTAGAAATGACTTCTGCCTGTTTAGAGATTGAAACCACACGTGATATTGCTAGACAGATACTACGCCATAGAAGTTTCAGCTTCCAAGAGTTTAGCCAACGCTATGCTGACCCGACAAAGGATCTTAACTTTGTACTTAGAGAAGCAAGACTCCAAGATCCTAAGAATAGACAGAACAGTATAGAGATAGATATCAAAGATGAGGATGATGAATTTCTTATTCATGAATGGAATCGTCGACAACAAGATATTATTGACTTAGTTAAAGAAAACTACAAATGGGCAATTGAATGCGGCATTGCCAAAGAACAGGCTCGTGCTGTGTTGCCTGAAGGCCTAACAGAAAGTAGATTGTACATGAATGGTACTCTACGTTCATGGGTACATTTTATTGAACTACGCTCAGGTAATGGCACACAGAAAGAACACATGGAAGTTGCCCGTGAGTGCGCCAAGGCAATTGCTGAAATATTTCCAATGGTCTCAGAATATGTCCAACCTGAATGACACAATAAGAAATTTCTGCCTTGATCATCAGCTTCGCGTAGTTGATACGAACAAGCGAGCATATAAACATACCAAGGCCAATATTAATCTATTCAAGTTCCGAGAGGACTATAACAAATATGACAGTGACTTTGTAACATTAGAAACAGAAACTTTATACACTGTGGAAATCAGTGAAAGTGAATTACAAAGAATAGCAGAGTTTGAAGAACAAGTGTTTAACAACATGAAAAGTCAAGGTCGTTATAATATGTTTGAGATACTCATGGAACAGAAAGAACAAGAAAAATATTTGAGGGATACATATCCCGCAGTTAAGAAAGCGTATGAGCATTACAGCTTGATGTTAAAATTAGCCCAGTCGGGCGAACTATAAAAGGAAAAATATGTTACTCGAAAAACCCATTGCCACAGGCGATATTGTCAGCGTTAAACTAGCCAACGGTGAAGAAATAATTGCACGCCTAGAAGAAGAAACTGATCAACATATCAAAATCAGTCGTCCTCTAGCAGTTACACTAGGAGCACAGGGATTGGGCATGATCCCATTCATGTTCTTGGCTAACAAAGACACTGTGACTATCAAACAGATGCATGTCCTGGTCATTGCACCTGCTAAGAAAGATGCTGCTGATCAATACGTGCAGGGCACTACTGGCATCGCTCTAAGTTAAATAATTGCATGTCAGGCGGAGATAGACCAGTTCAAAGAATAGGCGACGTAAATGATTACGGTGCCCCTACCACCAACGGAGATGGAAACAGCACTGTCTATGCCAATAATATATTAGTCAATGTCAATGGTAGTGCAGTGGCTACACACATGCCATTTGATGCTCATAGCGGAGTTATCACTGCCAATGGATCGTCAAATGTATTTGCTCACAATGTGTCAGTTAATTTCACAGACAATCCAGATTCCTGCGGTCACGTAAGAGTTGGAGGCAGCTCAAATGTTTTTGTCGGAGACTCAGTAGATCAAGATACTCCTCCAAATAGAGAACTTAATTCAGGTGACGAAGAAGATGTTGTTAATCCCGGCGGAGGTGCTGCCCGAATTGCTGCTGCTGTAGCCGCAGGTACTTTAAGTGCTGCTGAAGTTGCAGCCGGTAACACTCCTGTTGTTAGTGCTCGCGATGTTAGTACAGGAACTAATGCAGGTGTGGTACTTTCCACAGATTGTTCAGATATTCACACATTGTTTTTAGGAACGCCACCGACTGGCAGTGCAATTGATGCAATATCGTTATCAACAAATTATACAATAGGGAAGATGACCAGAAAACCCTACGTGCTTTATGATCACGAACTTAGAGCAGGAACAGGCAGTTTAACTTTAGAAGAAATTGTATGTAATTTAAAAATGTTGGCTATCAACGTAGTAGAACCAGTAAGAGCACAGTATTCAAATATGTTTTTAACCAATACATGGCGGCCACTAGGCGATAAAGCAAGTACTAGTCAACATCCTAAGGGAATGGCCTGCGATATGCAGTTTAAAGGAATATCAAAGAAAGATTATTATACTATTGCACAATGGTGTAGAGATAATATAGTTTACGATCAACTTCTACTAGAATACAAGACAACAGGCAGTGGTCTACCTTGGATACACATGAGCTTTAATAAAACTAATAACAGGAAACAAGTCCTAACTCTTTTGAATAATTCAACCTATGCTCAGGGATTAAATGATCTATCAAGTACAGCCGCATGAAACAGAAATTTATTGATTTATATATGGCGTGGGCAGAACGTACAGCTCAATTAAGCCATGCTGTACGTCTACAAGTGGGTGCTGTTATTGTCAAAGATGACAGCGTGATCAGCTATGGCTACAATGGTATGCCCGCAGGTTGGGATAACAACTGCGAAGATAAAGAATACATGAGCGTAGACGCAGGAGGTTGGCTAGATCCTGATGAGATTAAAGAACAATGGCCTTTTGAAGAAGAACCAAAAATTCAATGGTTCGGTGATGATCCTATAACTGTTACCAATAGATATAAATTGAAAACTAAACCAGAGGTATTACATGCTGAAACAAATGCGATTGCTAAATTGGCTCGATCTACAAACAGTGGTCTGGGTGCTACTATGTTTGTTACCCATGCTCCATGTATGGAGTGTGCCAAACTTATCTACCAAAGTGGTATTGGCAGTGTTCTATATCGTAACAGTTATCGTGACACTAGTGGCGTTGCGTTTTTGGAAAAATCGGGTGTAACAGTTACACAGGTATGAAAAAGAAAATATTGGTAATAGGTGCAGGCAGTGGCGGCCTACTGACTCTTTGCCAAATGTGTTCCTCGCTACCCTATGAATGGGAAGTTCATTCAGTATATGATCCTAAAATTCCAATATTGGGAGTAGGAGAAGCTACCAGTACCAATGCCCCATTCCAATTGTTTAAAGGCACAGACTTTATACTTGAAAGAGACGCACACTATCTTGATGCCACCTACAAGTATGCTGTAAAATACACCAACTGGCGTGAACACGCATTTGACAGTGTTATTATTCCTCCAGGGCATGCCATGCACTTTGACAACACACGCCTTAAAGAATTTGTGTTTATGCGTCTCAGTGAAAGATATCCCGAACGTTTCTTTATACACGAAGGCACTGTAGAATATTTTAAAAACATCACCAATGGTGCTGAAGTAAAAATTAACGATGTTATAGAAACATATGACTATGTTATAGACTGTAGCGGATTCCCTAAAGACTACACAGGATATACCATGGTTGATTTACCTATTAATCATGCTCTAGTAACTCCCATACACAAGCCCGGCGACTGGAATTACACTCATCATTGGGCACACAAACACGGATGGATGTTTGGTATTCCTTTGCAACATCGTCAAGGTTGGGGGTATCTGTACAATGATCAGATAACTTCTAAAGAAGCTGCCATGGAAGATATGTGTGAAATTTTAAAAATTAATCCACTAGAACAAAAATTTAGAGAATACACTTTTAAACCCTACTATACAATAAAAGGATTAGTCAACGGCCGCCTGTTGAAGAATGGCAATCAATTTATGTTCTTTGAACCTATGGAGGCATTGTCTATGGAGTATTACACTAATTTAAATCAACGATATGTTGCTCTAATGCAGGGCAAGGAAACTAAACAAGAGCTAGAAAAACAAACACAGTGGTCAGTTAGTTCTTTGATATTCTTTTATAGATTTATCTATCACGGCGGATCCGTATACGACACAGAGTTCTGGCGTGTTACTAAAGAGAAATGTAAGCGGTATCTAACCAATGACAGCGAGTTTCAAGAAATGATCAGGTATTGGCGTGATCGTAGTTACGATCCAAATTTATCCACAGAATTAAACATGCCCCCATTCCGTGCCTATACTTGGGAACAGTTTAATAAAAATCTAGGCTATGACTACTTTGTGAAACCGGCCGCACCTCCTGTGAAAAACACTAAATTACAAATTCCTGGATTGCTGTTCGGATAACTATCTCATCCGTTGCCATACGTAGTATCCTACATTTGTTATTTGATCCACTCCAGGTGCATTGTTATTGGTCGGAGG